CCATATGCAGCGAGAAACTTTGCATAACCGTTTACCAGTTTGCGCTCATTGGCAGAAATGGCGCCGCCGGTGGGTTCCCAGTATTCAAACCCAAGATTAAGCAACGCAAAAAAGCGGCGATGGAATGCAGGATTCCTCACCTGACGGAACTCAGCCACCAGCACGGCGCCGAGTTTGATTTTTGATTGCAGAATATCACTGGTCTCCGGCGTTGCGGGGATCAGAATTCCAGATGACTGCTTGATGAGTTGTAATTCGTGCGCCATGGTATTCTCCGTGGCGCAGAAGGTTAACGGTTGTTCAGGCCGTTGATTTCATATTATCAGAAGGTGGTGTTACCCGGTAGCCGAGACGGCGAATAAAATGCATAAAACCGTTGGGAGTAAAAACTTCTTCATCATCCAGCAAAGGACGCATAGATACCATGCCATTTACACGATAGATAAGATGCCTGCCTGATGATGGAAAGCTAAACACTACGCAGCCATCAGATCTTCTTACAATGTCATACCAGCTATCTTCTGATTTTTGCAAAGCTGAATTACTCAATTTTTGTTCTCCCTTCAGGCGATGTACAGACGCGGTTAAAAATTGTCGGCAGCAGCATCAAAGGGATACGCAAATTGCGGTATTCTGAAAAATGCGCGCCAGCATTAAGCGCAATGTTAATAAAACCAGTCGTCAGCGCTTTCCCACGTTTCCTGCAGGATGCTCTGTATACGTTTTTTATCGCCATCAGCAGCACCGACGATACTCAGACCATCCTGACTGCCTCGACGGATGGTTAAGTTGCAGTTTTCATACTGATTCTGGAGACGGGTAATTAATTCTTTTTCAAGTGCAGGAACGGCACCTTCCGGAAGCTGTTTTGTCCGGCTGATAACAAGTTCAATTCTCATAATTCCCTCTACATTTAACTACTGTATATAAACACAGTATACCTGTTAGAAAGAATATTCAAGAGGTGAATAGCACTTTTTGCAAAAGCTAGCATGTTGTTTCATATCAGATTTTAGGCGGAAAAACCCGCCGAAGCGGGTTAAATTGTCTAAAGTTTTTAGACTGCAATTTCATTCGGCTGGCAAAGCTCTGGCAAGTTTGCCCTTACTGGCGTCTCAGCATAGAGAAGCTACATAACCTGCTAGGAGGGCTTAAACGCCATTTTTGTGCTCCCCATTTTCAGTTTTCCTTGCCGATGAAGCTCATTTAGCAGCCAAAAAGCGCCCAAGTTAGAGATGCAAAACGCCATAGCAACCAACTTACAAATTCGCCTCCGATTATCAGGAAAGTCCTTAGGAATATCATTCATAAAGGCGATAGAACTTGCTCCCAAATTAGTGATGGATGTTATTAGGGTGCTGTCAATTAGTGAGGCATGGTTAATATCATCAACGGGGACACTCATTATCAAGGAGTCAATACGCTCCGCATCTTCATCGGTTATTATATACTCGATTTTATGGGCATACTTATTACGAATATTGTTCATTTCCGTGAGGCATTTAGCCAATGAAACAGGAAGACCAAGTGCGACGGCGGTTTTAATCTTAGGCATAAAGTATTTGTCAACATCTACAAACTTTTCGGTTCCTTCTCGACGGAGATTTTCGATTACTATTGAAAGAAAGTTTTCATGTATAAGATTGAGTTTGATTAATGCGGCCGATTCATCAACAAATTCAGTAATGGGAACATACTTCTGAGGATCAAGAAAGTAGCCCAAATTATGGTCGATCGACGTTCCTGTTGACTGTTCAACTCTAGAGTATTTCATTGAATGCTCCTGTGATTTATTGCATTAGCCTTAAAAAGACATTACTTTCATCATTATAAAGAAATGATATAACCAAAATCTTAATATGCTTTGATTTAGATTTGGTTTTATTTTGTTATCCATTTGCTAAGCATGGCAGCGCGACAGGCGTTCCAACCCTCCACAAATCCGCACTCATGCATTCCTATAATTCCGTCCGCCGTGATTTCCTCCGGCACTACCGGCGCTGGGTGTTTTTTGATGTGCAAGCGAGGCTCACCATCTTTCGGCTCAGGCCACTGGCGGGACTTGTTTATCTCCAGCTTTTCCACCATCGCCCGGGTAATCTGTTTGTCAGTAATACCAGCACGGCGCTGCGCATCCCATAACAGGAATTGCATATCAGCCAATTCGCTGAGGTCGCCAGGTTCTGCGGCAGTTTCCAATGCCTCTTTTGAGAGATGTTTCAGCGGCCCTACTGGACCGACATCGCCGAACGTCTTATCTGACCACTCGGCGTGCTCGCGGCGAATACGTTCGCGTTCTGACGCTGGCTGGGCGGAGTAGAAATACGGTCTGATAGTCCACTTTTTATTCCAGAAATCTCGCGTTTTCTCAGCTTCCTCAAGCGTTGCAACACTACAGCCAACCTTTCCGCACTCTTTGATGACGTGGTATCCGGCTGGCTCTTGGTATTTCAGCCCCACATTCTCCGCTACCAGCGCCGCGCATCTGGCTTCCAGTGCCGCTATGGTAGTTACGTGTTCAGCATTACGTTCTGCAAGCTGATTCATGGTTAAACCATCAGTTATTCCACGTTCTTTCATTTGGTTGCTCCTGTTAAATCAGACCGGCGTCTTTGCGTTGTTTGTATTTCGCCATTAACAACTCGGCTGGCGTTGGACCGCGATCCCGCGACGGCGCGGATAAAGCGCGACAAACAGGCGGTATGGGTTTACCTGCAAGAGCTCGCTTTTCCCAGTCATGCAGGATGTCGCCAGCGGCCCGGATAAGTTCCTTTTCACTTAATTGCCCCTCAGTTCCACGGCGGCGCAGCTCCAGGCAGACGTGGTAATACAGCGGATTTTTATCTCTCCAGGGGAACTGCTCACTGGTCGGATAACGGAAAACAAGCTTCCGCCAACGCCAGTATTCGCCCATGATGTCGTCAACACTGACCCCGAGTGCTCCACTCCCCTCACGGCACCACGAAATAAACTGACCTGGCGACGGCCAGAATGGAGACTGGCTGGAACGGGCTTTCTGCATTCCGGCGGATAGCTGCTTGCGGGTGCGGATGCCATTTTCTGAAAATGCCGCTATCCACTGCTGCTTAGCTACTCGCTCGTCAGCATCGGAGCGGAGATTGGTTTGCGTCGCGGCCGGGAAAATCTGCTTCAGTTGCATGAACAGCGCGTCAACAAGGCGCTCAGCGTCTGAATTCACAACCCGGCCATGCTCAGGGTTGCCCCCGGCTATGCTTGCCATCGCTGCGCCATCCCGATTGTTTATTGCGCGGTAGAGTTCAGGTTTCATAGGAAATCCCTCCATGCATCCGGGCTGTTCCAGTGGATACTTTCCTGATCGGTATCTCTGCTGCGCTTCGCCTGTCCGTCAGGTTCGAACAGACCCTGCCAGCCATTCGCAATACTGCGGTTAATAATTTCTTCAGGTGTGTATCCGTTCAGCCTGCAGCGGTCAAGCAGGTTGATAGCCTGCGTCACGGTCTGCTGAGACTTGATCGGCTTTTTCAGGTCACGGCGGTATTCAACCCATGAAGACCAGATGATCGAAGACAGCCAGTCAGGCAACTGAACACTTGATGCATCGAACGAAACCGCCCGGGGGGGTTTAGGGGGTTTATTACTATTGTCTTTACTGTCTTTTGTAATAGTGTCTTTTGTGTTTACCTGATTTGGGTAATAGCCGTTACCTGATTCGGGTAAACTTTTCTTACCTGATTCGGGTAAACTTTTCTTACCTGATTCGGGTAAACTTTTCTTACCTGATTCGGGTAAATTTACCTTTTCCAGGTAAGGTTTTTTTTCTGTACCTTTTACAGGTAAAGATGACCATTCGCTGACCGTTTTATTAATCCCGATAACACGACCGGTTTGAGTTAATATCCCCCGCTTAACCAGGGCGCTTTTTGCAGATGAGCACTTATGAGGGAGAATGCCGGTCAGCTCCGAGAGCTGCTCGTTACTGACCCAGTCAGATTTCTTATTGAAGCCGTATGTTTTGCGCATGACAGCCATGAACACCAAAAGCTGATGCTGCGACAAACCTGCATGCATTACAGCCTCAAGGATCTCATTGGCGATGCGCGTAAACCCATCATCGAGATCTGCCACGCGCGGCTCCTTATGTGCCACGTCAGGCACAGGAAAATTGATTACTTCAGCAGTGTTTGCCATAATTACTCCTGTGAATTGATCCAGTTAATTCCACCAGAAAGCCGTTGGTGACCCCTCACCGCGGCTTTCGCCTTTTTGGTTGCTACCATTTTCAGTCCCACCCCAGCGCATCCGGCCTGGCTCGTTCAGCCTTTAGCCCGGCATCAGCGAGAATCTCTACGGCTGTGAGATAGTTTCTGGATACCAGTACCGCCTCCGGTGGCGCGGCCTGAATTCCAAGAAAAGCCAGCTCTTTCGCCATGTTGCAGAAATATCCCTCAGCTTTACGTCTGCTGACTGTCGACTCGCTGATGCCCATATGCTCGGCGTAAGATTTCTGACCTACCGATGCAAGCCGGTTGAGCAGGACGCTCTCTATTTCAATCGGGTTGATTTCTGGTGGGTCTAACTTTCGTGCAATTGCGTTCTCCATGGGTAAATATCCTCTATGGTTGTTTGGCTGATGCCTCTTGGCTTGGTAATCCATCTGTTGGGTTTGGGTAGAGATCAGGGCGCAGTTCGTGTGGGGTAACACCAGTAGCGCTGTAAATTGGAAGTACTCGATCGGCAGGAACCACTCCTTGATAACGATTCCGCCAATGACTGATGGTCATTGCGCTTACTTCCAGTAGTTCAGCAAGCCGGGTTGCGGTTCCTGCTCTGGTAATGGCTTTATCAATTGCTTTCATATTTGACTCCAGTGGCAACAGCCAAATTAAACAAAATGTTTATCATAATGTCAACATTTTGAATATTGAGCTAATAAACTTTTGGTTTAGAATTGTGTTATGAAAGAAAAAACTCATCAGATTAATCACCCACAAGTGCAGAGGCTCAACGAGATCCTCGAACTTAAAAAGTTGACCAAGTCGGACATGGCTCGCATTTGCGGGGTCAGTGCTCAGTCGGTCAATAACTGGTTTGTGCGCGGTACAATTGGGAAAAGCTCGGCGATAAAACTGGCAGACGCGCTTGGGGTGAGTCTTGAGTGGGTTCTTGGCCAAGAGGTCGACGAGAGGGACGGTTTAAAGGCCGACGAACGGAGACTGCTCGAACTATATCGCCAGCTTCCAGATGACGAGGAAAAGCAGAATTTTCTTCGGGTATTATCGCTTCGTCTCAAGGAACTGGATGCCATGTACGAGAAGTACATGAAGGGAAGGATTCGAACGCGCGAAGATTAAGATAAAAGCTCGGAGTAATTATCAAAATGACTCATTCTCAACATAGCAAGGAATAATTATGCCAGCATCGGTAATTAGCTTTATTAATATGAAAGGCGGGGTAGGAAAAACAACTCTATGTGTTGGCATTGCTGAGTTCATGGCTAACTATCTTGGTAAAAGAGTTTTAGTTATTGATGTTGATCCTCAATTCAATGCAACTCAATCACTCCTAGGTCATTATGGTCGTGTCGATGAATATCTTGATCAACTTCAAACAAATAAAATCACAATACGTCGAATTTTCGAAGTTCCAACATCCATTATGGATACGGCTCAAGCCATTAGACCTGTTGATGTTATAACTAAAGTTTCTGATAACCTCGACGTCATCTTAGGTGATATTAATATAATCTTTGACACATCTCAGGAGTCTGTAAGAATATTCAAAATCAAGAGGTTCATCGATGATAACAACCTCCGTGACCAATATGATTATATTTTCCTAGATAGCCCTCCTACAATATCAATTTTCACTGATGCTTCACTTGTTGCTTCAGATTTTTATGTCGTTCCGGTAAAAATTGATCACTACTCCATTTTAGGAGCAACTAGTCTGGTCAGTGTGGTGCGAAATGTAAGACACAATCATAATCCGAATATTAGACACTTAGGATTCGTTTACACCAATACTGATGATGAATTGACATTAAAAACAAGCAAGATAAAAGATAATTTTGAAGAAAAATTCAGTGAATTTTACTTCTTTGAACATAAGTTATCATACGTACGAGATTTAATGGTTGGGCAGCAGGGTAACATTCCCTCTTGCTATACAAAGTCAAGAAGTGATATAAGCGCAATATCAACAGAATTCGCATTAAGAGTTGACCAACTAATGGTGAGTGAAAATGGATAAAGAACAATACAACACTCTATTCAGGTTTGCCCATGGCGGAGTAACAAAAGAATCCGCGATAGGTCTTTTTGTGACCATCTTACTTGATAAAGATTTGTTAAAATCAAATCATGATGTAAAAGATTTTGTTGAAAGTGTCTTTTCCATAGCCCTATTACCATACGTTGTTCGCTCAAGAACACTTATTTGCGCAAAAATATGCAGATTTTTAGTAAGCAGAGAAAGAAAAGAAATCAATAACTATGGTGTTATGGCTCGTTCATATTTCGAAAATATTTTTTCTAAAGAAGAAGACCTGCAAGGCCATAAAAAAAGAAATACAGCACTTTCTAATATGGATCTGTGGGTATCTAGGATGCTTAAGAAAGGCGATAAATAATGCTTTCTAACGACCCATACGGCAACAGAGCAGAAACTGACAGGTTTCGCCAAGAGGCAACTAAGTATCTGAGTGATGAGTCAGATATAAATACCTTGGTAAGTGTTTTCAAACACGTTAGAATTTATAGCATGATTATTGAAATGAATACCAATCTATCACACAAATCACATGTGAAGGGTATAATTTATGATTCTTTAAATTCCATCGTTGCAATATTAAATAAAAGAGAACGATATTTACATTTAAATCTTCGTTCTATGATTGAGCATATAGCAAGAATAGCTTTGAATAAAACTTATTCTGGTGGTGATTTCGATGGAACGGTACGACGACGAGATTTTGATTACCTTAAATCTAATAGAAGAAATGAAAATTGGAACTATCTGCACAATGTTTATATAAACGCTTGTCATTATGTGCATTTTTCACCGCAAGCAAATATTAACACGTCAGCAACTTTTTTGCAGTTGCTTGTAAACGACTGCCATTCATCGCAAAAGAATCTTATTCGTAATCTACATAGATTAACAAGTTCCGTAATGGAAACTTACATTACTTATTTTCACTATGAAGTTGCGAGTACATTTTATAGATCCATGGCAGATCTGAAGTATCTGCTGGGGAATAGTTTATACACCAAATTTAAAGCGCTGAACTAACACCTCTAATTTAACCGGGCAACAAAGACGTTTTTTATCCTTAGCCCCCTTCCCCAAAACTGCAAGTGATCCCAGCCTCATGGCTGGTTTTTTTTGTCCAAAATCGGCATAAATCACACCTCCAAAAGTCAGATTAAACATTTTGTTTATTGATTTATACTCATTATGTTGACATATGTTTAAACATTGTGTTTAATGAAATCACCAAAACGCACCACGACCACCCAGGCAGGACGCCCACGAAGTAGCCGTCCGGGGCATACGAAGACCGGAATGAGGTGGAAAAGTTAACGCGCAGAAGGTGATAAACGTTCCGCTGGCCGGCGATAAGGCAAACGAGGGTGAGAATGATTGATTTCGCACGTAAACCAGCTCGACAGCAGGCCGTCCCGCTCAACCGGATTGAGGTTTTAATCCGCCGCCTCTGCTACCTGCTGGCGCAGAAAGGAGATCCGGATGCTTAAACAATGCGGTTACTGCCGCAAATCCATTGATGAAGGCAAAGAAGTAAAAAACACCCTTCTCTATCTCAACGGCTCGCAACTGGCGCGCAAAGAAAAGGAATATTGTTCCAGGCAGTGCGCTGAATACGACCAGATGGCGCACGAAAGTTAAATAGTAGTTCCGAAATATGAAATGAAAAATTCGCCATTAATTTGGCGTGGCTTCCTACACCCTGAATTTAAGACTGGAGAAATTATGGAAATCGTAAAAATCGAAATGAACCTGAAAGCAGTTAATAAGAGCATTGCTTTATTCAATTGCGAAAAGAAAGTCTCAGGCGTTATTCACTCAAATTCAACTGGCGAAACCACTGTGATTCTCGACGGTGGATATGTACTCGGAAAGTTCGACTGTCCTCATTGTGCTGTAAAAGCCATTTCGCTGCTCACAGTCAAGGTAAGTGATGGAGAACAAGCAGGGTTTGGTAATTACCGAAGTTACAAGCTTGATTACTCAGAAAAATTTTATCAGACCATCCATTAAGAAAACGCCCACCGAAGCGGGCGTGCCCTGTCCGGTCCAACCGAC